TGGTGTTTCTGTTGGTGTTGGTGTGTTTGTTACCGTTTCACTAGGTGTATTAGTTGGTGTTTCTGTTGGTGTTGGTGTGTTTGTTACCGTTTCACTAGGTGTATTTGTTGGTGTTTCTGTTGGTGTTGGTGTGTTTGTTACCGTTTCACTAGGTGTATTAGTTGGTGTTTCTGTTGGTGTGTTTGTTACCGTTTCACTAGGTGTATTAGTTGGTGTTACCGAGTTACTTGGAGTTACAGTTGGTGTTATACTTTTTGTTGGTGTTGGTGTAAGTCCTATTGTTGAAGTCGGTGTTATTGAAGTTGTAGGTGTTATGGTAGGTGTAACTGATAGTGTCATTGTAGGAGTTGGTGTTGACAAACAATTAATAACATAATCAATTAATAAATTAACAGCGAATACTGGATTTGGTGGATTATTTGGTACTTCAATTATCAAATCACTACTTACTTCATCAATTGTCAACACTAGAGCATATGGTAATAACAAGGAATAAACCGCGTCATACCATTGATCGTCAGACGGTATCTGAAGTAAAGTTGCTCCTGTAAAAAATAAATTTGAAATAGTAACACCTTGTATTTGTGATTCAACAGTAAATGTTGTTGCACTTAATAAACAACCCCCCAATCCTGAAGTCAAATTTGCATAACCTTGGTTTAACATTTCTAACATTCCTCTTTTTGATCCTGAAATGTATGAAAAGTTATTTTGACTCATACCGTACACTTGGTATGTTGAAATTATATCTAAACAATTTACGGATGTTGATGCTGAATAACTACAACTATTAGCATCAACAATCAGTAATGTGTAGGTGTCAGCGGTTAACCCTGTAACATATATTTGTTGTGGATTACCAGAAACATTACTTGACCAAGTAAACGTAAATGGTGGTGTACCACTACTAATAAGTGTAGTAATTGAACCATTCCCACCCGAAATACAAGGTATAGAATAAAGTTCAAAATTTACAACTTGTGATCCTAGAATAAAAGTTGTACCATCCTGACGACAACCATCAACGTCAGTTACTTGATATGTATAAGCTCCTGATGGTAGATTTAAGAATGAATACAATAGTTCATTGGTCTGAAAACTGAATCCGTTGGATAATGCATATATGTATGGTGCCGTACCACCTGAACTTATTTCTATAGTTAAAACACCATTACTATTTCCACAAGTTGTCCCTGTTGTTGAAATAGAGTGTGTGAATTTATTTTGTGTAACTACTGTAAAATTTTGTGTGTAGGTACATTGTCCTATATTTGATACTGTAATATTGTATTCACCAGAACTTAAATTAGCAAAACTATATTCGTAACTGTTGGTTGTTGCATTTTCTGAATTTGTTGAACCTGATAAACTATAACTATAAGGAGGTACACCACCGAATACTTGTATGTCAATAGACCCACCTGATATACTACAAAAGGAATCATTTACAGTAAATGTGACATTATTTATTGTATTTACAATGTCCAAATTGGTCGAAAATGTTTGTTTACAAAAGGTAGCGTCAGTTACATTGACCGAGAATATACCTTCTGGTAAGTTTGTAAAAGTTTGTGTCTGAGCATATGAAATTAGAATGGTACTATTGGATGCTGAGTAATAATATGGACCAGTACCACCAGTAATATTTAAAATTAATGATCCGTCATTATTGAAACAAGTAGGTATGGTTTGTGCACTCCAAGATCCAAGACCAAGTGCTGGTGCAAAACCAACTGATGCGGTTTTAGTGATAACACAATTATCAGAACTTCTTACAGTACATCCATACACCCCTTCTGTCAAACCTGTAATTGACGTTCCAGTGAAACCGTTTGTCCATTCGTAAACAAAAGGCCCGTTACCTGTAACACCAGTCACAAAAACTTTTCCAGTGGGATTTACGTCACATTGAGTATCATCAACGATATAAAACCCAAAGTCCAATGATTGACCAGAATTAATTATAATAGTTTCTGTTAAAGCTGAACAACCAGCTAAACTATTTGCTAAAACAGAATATGTTCCAGCACTTAAATTTATAAATTGACAAGTTAGTTGATTGTTACCTATTTGACTGAGTAAATTATTATCACCATCGAGCAAAGTATAAGTGATTTCATTATAATCTGTAAAAGCTGAAACAAGAATACTACCATTGGAATCACCACAAGTTGTGTTTGCTGATGTTACATGATTTAAACATAAACCGCTAGATACTGAAACATTCAAGTATAGATAATTGTTAACAGGTGCCGCACTATCATTAATTAAAACATTATAAGTTCCAGTGCCTAGACCAGTTATTGTTGACCCTGTAAATTGTAGAGGATCAATCCAAGTGTAAAAATAAGGTTCTATTCCACCAAAAGCAGAAACTTGAATAGATCCTGGATTGATGTTTTGACACGTACCAGTTACCGAATAGGTTGCATTAAAAGTTCCCATATTTTAATTACATTCAATGGTAAAATTTATTCCAACATTTATGTCAACACTTATAAGATTTTGTGTTGGTGGACATAATAAATTATAAATTGTAACTACATCACCAACGAAAAAGTAATAGTAACTATAATCCAATAGCTCTGATAATGCCGAATTTACCGCAGTTCTCCATTGATTGTCATTTGGTATTTGTGTGGTTCCAAATCCGTTGAAAAAGGGTATTGTGACTAAATTAACGTTGTTAATTCTGATATCAACAGACCAAAATGAATTCAAACTACTAGAAACACAGTCACTTAATAATATTCCTTGACTGTTCAAATAGCTATTCAACACATTATAAAGAACATCTGAAAACGAAGAAACACCAGATGATGAGGATGACCACGGGAATATATTTGTTGTAACGTATTGATAGTTACAATCATATGAAAATAGTTGTCCATTAGCTACACTATTGTAGTTAAGTATAAAAACACGGTTGTTTGGATTTACAATTCTCATAATCTTGTATTTTAACTAGGGGCAAATATAAGTGTCCAATATTAATCCGTTTGAGGCGATCTCAAAAGCCACCTTAGTGACGCCACTATTATTAGACAGTGCAATCCATAATCCATTCCCATTTGTAGGAATAGTAAGTGCAAAATTGTCGTACATAATATCTGAAACACCCAAGCTCAGTAATGATTTATTGCTATAAAAAGTTCTGCTTATTGAAAAATTATTACAAGCATCGGGTCCTGTTGTATCAAAAAAAGTAGTCCCACCTAGGAAAGAGAAGACTGTTTGGGTTGATGTTGGTGTGTTTGTTGGAGTTTTAGTTGGTGTTTTTGTCATTGTTGGAGTTGGTGTTAGTGGAATACAAACCGAACCGCAAACTTTTCCTTGTTGAGGAGCCGGGGGAATTGGACCCGAAATAATGGTTGGCATTGATATAGAACAAACAGTAGTATAATTATTAGGTCCGACAACAATGGTTTGTGGTGTATTATTACAATCGGTATATCCGTATGTACTTGCGCCTAATCCTATATTATTAAGTAACCATCTATAACAAGTGACAGTTGTTCCTGGACACGTACTAGATGGTGTTGGTGTTGGTGTTTTTGTTGGAGTTTGAGTTGGTGTAGTTGTAAGTGTATTTGTAGGTGTTAGAGTATTTGTAGGTGTTAGAGTATTTGTAGGTGTAGGTGTTTCAGTATTTGTAGGTGTAGGAGTTTCGGTATTTGTAGGTGTAGGAGTTTCGGTAGGTGTTTCAGTATTTGTAGGTGTAGGAGTTTCTGTAGGTGTTGGTGTATTTGTAGGTGTTGGTGTATTTGTAGGTGTAGGTGTTTCTGTCGGTGTTTCTGTTGGTGTTTCTGTTGGGGTTTCTGTTGGTGTTTCTGTCGGTGTTTCTGTTGGTGTTTCTGTTGGTGTTGGGCTATTTATAGGTGTTTCGGTTGGTGTCACAGTATTTGTAGGTGTAGGAGTTTCTGTTGGGGTTTCAGTTGGTGTTAGAGTATTTGTTGGTGTAGGAGTTTCTGTTGGTGTTTGAGTAGGTGTTTCAGTTGGTGTTAGAGTATTTGTTGGTGTTTGAGTAGGTGTTAGAGTATTTGTTGGTGTTTGAGTATTTGTTGGAGTAGATGTGTTGGTTGATGTTTGAGTAGATGTAATTGTTGGTGTTGGTGATGGTAATGGAACTTGAAGTGAGACTAAATAACAAGGTTCTTGTTTTTTCCAAACAAATTTTTGTCTTTGCATCGCAGAATTTTCATATCTTACACCTGTCTGCCAGATAGTTGTAGCTGGTACAAATTGTTCTATCAAACAGATCCAATTCGTTCCAATTCCGTTAACATACTCAATTAATTTTTTATAGTTGAAGTCATAATTCGATACACCAGCATTTTGATTTGATTGTAAAAAATTATAAAATATATCTAATAACGATGAATAACCACTCGTTTTTCCATCCGTACTAAACCATCTATCTCTAACATCGATTGTAGATCTTACAAAGTCAATTTGGAATTCAAAAAATGTTTTTTTATTAGCTTCTGGGTCAATGAAACTCCAATCGTAACTACCAAAACTTGGATAAGCGGGTGTCATACCTGAATTTGGTATTGGATAATTAAAGTTTCTTGACATATACCATACATCATATAACAAACCTTGTCCAGGGTTTAGAAAAATCTCAGTATTTTTAGCATTCAACGTTAATTTATCATCTTGTACAATGTAGTAAGCATTTAAATTAGCGTTAGTACTTTTTCTCAATATTGGTGGTTGCCAAGATTTTTTATTATCTCTTACCAATTTTAAGTTGAATCCCAAATTCATGTAAGGGAAAGATCTAAATCTTTGGAAATATTCTTGTCCATATGTAAAAGGTTGTAATTGTGTTTGTACATATGGACTCGATCCTGTAAAGACAGAAAAAGTAGGATCTACTATTTCAGGACTTCTATGTTGTGGTGTTGATTCAAACCACCCCGCACCTTTTTCAAAATAGTAATCATCAGTCTCAACGGGTGCATAAGGATACCCAAACTCATCAACTGGATAATTGTCAAAATTCACGCTCACCGATTGAACGATTGTTGTAGAACTGAAACCTGTGTATGTAATACCATAAATTTTGTAAGTTATTTGACTATCATACTCTGTAATTACATCGACGTAGGTTCCACCAGTAATTTGAAACAGTTGGTCGTAGAATTGTCGCATATCTATTCTTCGATCGGCGACGTAAACAAATTCATTAAACTCAGTGACCGCTTCTGGTATTCCTAAAAACCTTAACAAAAACTCAATAGCTTTTCTTGTACCTTTAGATTTATACAAATAAGCAGAATTTAGTATCAAGTTTTGATAAAAATTATAGTTAATTTCGTTATCGGTTAATTCTCTAGAATATCCGTCATACTGACTTATTCCCGAAGTGGATAGTGTAGATTGTAGATAATTTTGTTGAACAATAGGTGATATATTGATACTCCAACCCAAAGTTTCTGCCAAATATTTTACCAATTCGTCAGGTATCGTATCCCCTAATTGATATTGTACACTTGTCATATTTGCAAGTGCTGAAATGTACAATTTAATTTGATCAAAACTTCTTCCGTATATCTGAAGTATTTTAAATACTTTTTGGTCGGGCGTATCAAATTCTAGAAAAGAATTGGTTGTCAAGAATCTTGTTACAAGATTAGTTTTAAATTCATCATATTGTTGACCAATAGTATTTAATTTTTCTAAATAATTTTCAAAATTATTTGTTCTTATATCTAAATTCCAACTACCATCTAAAGGAAACGTCACCGACTGAACTTGAAATCCGACTATACCATTGTCCCCTTCAACAGGAACAGTAAACGTTGCTGTATATTTGGGTACAACTAATCGGTTCAAAAGAAACTGAACAACTTCATCAAAATCTTCTGAAAATATTTTTTCAACATAAAAATCACTCGGTCTTATTAAAAGATTCAAGTTTGTGGTACTTGAGCTAAAAGGTTGACCTGAAACTTTCAAAATGATTGTACCAGAAGTTAAACTGTTGGATGGTCTAAAATCAATAAGTGTATAACTGATATCATTAACAACCAATACATAATCCCTAAACCTATTAGTTAAATCCCTTATAGGTGAAAATTCCGCCTCTCTAGTTTGTAAATTGATTTTAGATTTAGAACTATAATCGATTGAAAAAGGGTTTTGAATTTTATTAACATCAATTGTTAAGGTTGTTAAATTGGGTATTTGATTATAAGAGATATTATATGCCGTGTTACCTGTAGAGTAATCAAGATTCAAAAAATCAATTTGTAGTCCAGCTGGAAAAAAACCAAGTATTCTTTGTACTGATACTTCAAGACGTTTTCTTAATGAACCATATAAAGTAAAATTTGTTACTAAAGAAAGATCAATGTTTGGGAATACCCTATATTCTTTTGCTTGAAGTTCTCTTGACTCATTAACTGATGTTAATCCCAAAAAATCTAGTGATATAGGATCACCAAAAACTCCAATATTAAAAGTTCTATTGTTTTTTTCAGACAAAGAGATATCAAACTCAAAATTACCTTGAGTAAGTCCGCCACCTGTAACCGTTTGTAAACCAACAAGATTATCAAATGGTGTATCGGCTCCTGATGCTCCGTTAGTTCGAAAAAACCTTCTTACCATTCACTTATTGTTGTGTAATTAATTGAAATGATTTACTGAAATCAATGTTTTCTCCTCTGTTCTGTTTAACTTCATATAATAAGTTGTCAAACTCATCTTTAATTTCATAAAGATTGAATTGTGAATAGATATTATTTTGTGGATCATATATTGTGTAGATACCATCTTCCATAGATTTGGTTTGATTACCATAGAATGCAATATTCAATGTTTCCAAATCATATTGAGTAACTTGAACCTCAACGGTTACTGGATTAAAAAATGTATTTGATATTACAATATTTTGTCCGGGTTGTCCAATATAAGGTGTTGCCGCTGGATTATTACTTGGTGAACTACTCGGTGATACAGTACAAAAAACTAAATTGGTTTGTCCTTCACTATATCTATATCTTATAGATTTTTGTGATGTGTTTGTAAGATTTTGAACAATTGCTTCACAAAAAAAGTTTGATGTAATTATTCTAAAAAAGTTTGGTATTTTACTTCCATTACTGTCAAGATATTCAACTCTAAATCCTACTAAACCTTGTGCTTGAAACTTGTTAACATATTGACTTGGTACGTTTGATAAGTCAATTATAATCCCTTTAACATTGGGTAATGCTGAGAGAACATTACAATCTGTGATTGATGTTCTAATTTGTGCAGGTCTGATGTACAAAGTGTAAATCCCCAATTGAGTAAATGTTTCAGCTGGTAATCTTAAGTTATACAACCCACCCAAAATTTCATTTGAATTTCCACCAGTTTGTGCGTTATTAAAATACGGTCTCAATATCTGAGTCGCGTCCAATTTGGTGAGAACAAAATCGTTTGTCACGTCCCTTGAAGGGGTGTAGTTCATTAGAATTTCTACATCTTCAGGTGAGCAGTCCGCAGGTCTGATTGTTCCGTATGTTCCTATTGCCATTTTTTTTTATTTATAAATATCAAAATTTCATTTTAGCTCACTTCAAAAAAACCATATCCATAAGTTAATAAATCCCTCATACTATCCACTTCGCCCAATCTTTGTATACGTTCATATGCTGAGTTTTTTCCTCGATCAATAAAAATGTCCGATTGTACTTCAGGTTCAGATACAACACCTAATAAAAATTCTTCTTTCACTAAAGGTTCTGCAACCAAATGATCGGATGTCAAACCACTAGAATTTAGAAAGTATAGAGTTGTTCCATCACTATAATCATAAAAGTTAATATCTTGTATAGTATAGGCGGTAAAAACAGGATTAAGATCTGTAATAATTCCGAATATATCTCCATTTTGTATTACTGGTACATTGATAATATAATTGGGTGGTGGGCCATAGATGTATAATTCTCTTATTCGTGACGTTGTTATACCACTAACAGTGAATGGGACTGTTATGTATGCGGAACTTACTTGTGCTGGTACGGTGTTGATGGCATCCCCACTGAAAATAAAATTATATGATATAGGTGTTCCTATCCAACTACCGACCATCGGTGTAAAAAAAGCCTCACCAGTTGGATCTAAGATTGGTACAATTTGGTATGGTGTTTCAATTTGTTTGAAGATCGTCGTATTCCCCCAAGGATTGATTTGTTGAAGTGTAATTGTATAACCACTTGGTGAATTGGGATAATTATGTACAATTGAATTTGGTGTATACTCTGTAATTGTTTCAAGTGGTGATCCATCACCCCAATCAACTTTGTAAGCCGATAAATTAAGAAACGACTTAAATTCAACATCAGAGGTGTTATAAATGTACCAAGTGTATGGATTGCCTGTTGTTGAAGAAAAAACAAAATTTGTAACAACATTCAATTGAGAAATCGCACCATCAAAAACGGAAAAATATCCAACATCAATCGTTGTCTGTGTCAATAAAATTGGGATCGTAAAGCCAGTAAATAAAGATGTTTCATTGGGGCCACCCCTCAACATCTGTGTAATACCTGAATAGACACCGTATGTTTCTCCAGAAACTTGAATTTCTGTTTTATTAGTCAACAAAAATTCAGGTGATATTTTAATTTTTATTATTTGGGATTCCATTTACGTCGGATTTACATATTCATACCATTTTATGGGCTCTATTTCAGTTCCAACTCTTACTATATTTGGAAACTTAGATACTTGATACTTCTGTGTGGTATAGTCTAAGTTAACTCGATAATAAAAATAATCTTCTTGACTAAAAGAAAATGGGTTTGATGTATTAGTCAATTGGTATTGTGGTCTATTTAACATTCTTATAAATTGACCAGTGTTACCATTAAAAAATTTTGCCGACATATAAAAAGTATCGATGTCCAAATAATTCCTTTTTTTCAACCAGTAAATAAAAAATCCTTCTTTGTCACCCAAATAATCTAAAACATATTTTGGTTTTTTTATGAATACATTTTGAAAAAAACCTAATTGAGTTGTTTGTAACAATCCTTGATGTGTTGGTAAAATTATAGTTACGTATGCTTTCTGATTGATATTGTTTGGTGTATCATACAAATCAAGTTTCCAGAAAGATTTTTTAAAATTTGATTTTTGATAATAGATGTCCAAATTCGAAAACTTGGATGTATAAGAATTTTCCCAAGTACCAGATAGTGCAGGTATGATTGGTGAAGTGTTAATTAGATTTGGATTGTATAACCAAAATTCATAGTTTATTGAAGTTTCTTCTTTGACATTTGTATAATACAAATTATGTTCGAACCTTGTTACCTCAAAATCTTGATCTTTATTGATTATTTGTTCTAATACACTCTGTTCGAATTTTTCAACACCATCTTGTTGGCCATAAAAATCCCAAGAAGACTCCAACGGAATTATTAAGTCTTTTGGTTGATTGTTAAATATAACTTCTATTTTATTCACAAGGATCAGTTAAAGGTTCTATTGTTATCTGATAAAAATCAGTCGGGTTGAATGATGACTCATCGGAAAATAATCTGAATGTTATATTTCCAAATGGGTAATGTGCTTCATTAAGGAATGGAAAATCAACTCCTCTATTGTCTTCATCAATAAACCCATATGTATAAAGATCTCTCCACAACCAAAGATTTTGATTTTCTGAAAAATAAGCGTAGCTCGGAATGTCCGTCACAGTATTCGGTGCTGCGGTTTCAATATAATTTGAAAATGTTTTTATTCTCACGGGAAAATGAACTTGATAATAATAACCGTTAGGGTTTGTTTGATTTGTTGTCAAATCTGATGTGAACAAAGCTTGATTATAAGAAAATTTATTCATATACGGTGAAATAACTCTTTCAAGTTGTTCCGAGTCGTTGTATTCACAAAAATCACCATAAACCGTATCACCACTTTGTTTCGGTAAATTAACCGTAAAGTTAAAGTAGTATAATGTGGTAGTGTTGAGTGATCTTTCAACCCTAGTATAAACTAAATTGCGATTTGTTTCTATAGCATTGGTGTTATTTAAATTAAACCATGTGTTTGTGGATCCACTAGTCAAATTCAATTGCCATCCTCGTTGTAGTCTATTGTGCCGTCCAAAATAACCAACCCACTGAAATGTTGCAAAAATTTCAGAAATAGGTTTTTTATTATTATCCAATAAATTTGTCAAATCCAAGTCACGTTCAAAAGTCACATTGTACGTATATGAACTTTGGTATTGAAAAATGTTAGCTATTTTATTTGGTGTAAGAGCTGATAGTTGGTAAGATGATTTGTTTGCATACGCGTTTTCTTCAAAACCACTTCTAGTGATCATACTATCTTCAGTATTAGATATTATTTTGTGATTTCTAACATAATATCTAGATTTAGTTTCCCCCGAGTTGTAGATGTCAACTATTCTTTTGAACGTTCCTATTTTACCTGAAAAAAAAGTATTACCTGTATACCCGACATTGTATAGATTAAAAATGTATTCATCGGATCCATAGGTATTATTTCCTAGGGCATAAACTTGATAGGTATTAACACCATTATAGTTAAATGCATTAGATAATTCAACATACTCTCCGATAGATAATCCGTGTTTTACTGGACAATTGAATTGTAATATTTGCAAACCATTATCAGTGCCTGTTGAGATAATAAAAGGTATACCATCACTCGAACTCCATGTGAATTGATTAGCATTTGCAAAATCGTAAGACATTGTGACACCTGTGAGGTTCTCAAATGGATATGACAATCTAACCGCCCAGTTGTAAGTTGAAGAACTTTTTATAATAAAACCATTAAATGGTTGAGTGTTTAGTTGGTTGTTTGTGACATCTGTACGAATAAATTCAAACTCTTGGTACGATGGAAGTCCACTCCATTGTTGAGACACCAAAGAACCCAAAGGTTGTGTATAGTAGAGATTATTCAAGTAATTTGACCAACTGGGATTTGGACAATACCCAACTATATTATTTTCATAAATGTAATTAATCTTGAATGTTGGTCTGAAAGTATTTGAAGCTTGTCTTTCATTGTCGAATATTGTGATCAAACTAACATTAGATGTTTGATCATACTCGATAAGTTGTGACTGAGTTTCATTAAGTTGTGTATTAATATTGATATCCGTTTGTGGTGCCGCGGCATTCAATAAATCAGGTTTTACAACAAGATAGTTTTGTACATCCATAATTTTAATTCGGAATATATTTTTCTCTGAATTTATCTATCGCTGTTGCGCCATTTTTTATTCCGAAATAAAAATAAAATGGCCCTGACGTAAGTGTTTCTAGGTTTGTTGTACCAGGAACAACATTTGGTAAATTCAAGCCTGATGGATTTGTTTGATAGATATACCCCAATAAATTTTCAACTTGTTGGTTACCACCAACAAAAAATGGAAAGTAAAATCTATCAAGTCTTTGATATGTAAACGCTGAAAAAGAATTTTTATCCGTAATCCAACTATTCGATTCATTACCAAAAATGGATGGTGGAGTTGTTGTCCCAACACTTGAAAACCCATTATTTTTCCAAGGATAGAATGGAACTTTTTGATTTATAACAGGTAAGTTATCCGCAACAAAATTGGCAATTGATCCAGTTGATGTATAATCAATTCGTTTTGGCGAAATCAAATCTCTATCCGTAGTTTCCCCCGAATAAAAGATACCAAAAACAGGTTTTGTTATGTTTTGTATTGTGGTTGGAACTAATCCGAAATATATTGGTGAATCATTTACACCCGTGTCTGGATAATTTTCAACATTAAATGGGTTGATACCATACTGTGAATTTATTTGTAACATTTGTGCATAATCACCATCTACTCTTAAATTTGTTCTAGAAAATAATCCTCTTACTACACCAGCAGAAAAAAACTCATTGGCATTTATAATACGTGATAGTGCGAATATGGATGTTAAATTTTCGGTCGGGCCATAAGTTGTTGGATCAAGATTATCCATAATATACCCGTAGTACGCATCCGAATAGTAGACATCTTTTGTCCAAAAATATTGTGGGCCTAAATCAACCATTGTTGTCGGATACTTTAAGTACTTGGTATTTGACTGTCTTCTATAAAAATCAGAACTATATGAAGCACCAATAAAACCATTTGCTGTATTATATGGGCTAGACCTATAATAAAAATTATTTGATTGTTCTTCGAAAGCTAGTTGTAGTCCACAAAAACTATACTCAACTGATTGTCCTTGTACATTTGGCCCAACCCTTCTTACATATGGTTTATTATTAGAATCAAAGAAAACATTACTACTAAATGGAAAAGCAAACAATCCACCATTAACCCAAGAATTATTGAAACTTTGTGAAACAACTCCACGACAAAGAGCTAGCGTTGTACGAAATCTTAATTTCCATTCGTTCAAAATTGTAAAGTCATTGTTACGTCCAAATAAACTACCAAATGGTTCATTTAAAAGCACATAACATCCGTCTTTTATAACTGGTAAGTTTTTATTTGTGTTAGTATTGCATGGATCTGTAGGGGATTTAATGATTAAATTAGTACCATAACCTTGATAACAACCTAAATCCCTTAACCCTTGACAAGTCAGTGACTCCAAAATTTGTTGTGTCGTAGTTCCAGTAACAATATCATCATTAAAATCATCCAATGCAGGATCTGGTGTTAAGTCACCCAAAATAGTATTTGTAACTCCTGACTCAGAAATAAAATAATAACCCAAACTTGTGCTACACTGAAATGAGAATGTGTTGGTTCCCAACGTATCTAGATCAGTACCAGTTGGTAATCTATCAGTTCTCATTACCAATTTAAATTTATCTGTCATCTGAAGAATCGGTCTTGATGATGGTGGTGTTGGTGTGGAATACGACCCATTGATGTATGAGGGGCCAAAATAAGCATATGGTCTGATATTACCATTAAACCCAGACCCAGTACTATATCTTATGTATGATCCACCTTCAATATATTCGTCTTGAGCGTATGCATTTGTACCTTGTACATTTACTTCTAATTTTAATGAAGTTGTAGTTTGTTTCACGTCACTTCCAGTCAAATTAAAACCAGCCAAACTAATTTGACCATTATAAAATCCGGGTGGTTGAAACTTATCTATTTGTGTTCCATCTAGTGAAGAATAATATAAGTGTAAATCTGAATCATAAGAATTCCAATTTACTCCAGGTTCAAATAAATAAGAATTATGATACAGTTTAAGTGTCGCATTTTGGTTGTTTCCGTCAGGTTGTGTACTAGTATTGTTAACTAGTTGATCATGTCTAACACAACGACCACCAGCTTGAATTGGAATATTCAAGTAGTAATCACCTACAACAGATATTGTATTTGGATTGAAAACAGGATCATATCCGAATAGTCTAGACAAGTCATACCATACCTTATGTTTACCACTGTAAGGATCAACCCCTCTGACCATAAAAACTATGTATAATGGTTCACCTTTATAATAACTCAAATAATTACTAGTATGTATATTGTATTGTGCCTGAAGTTGGATTCCTTGTGGGTCGAAAAATAATGTAAAATTTTTAGTTAATCTTTTATACAAATTATCATTACAACTTGTGTTATAACTTACAATATTTATTGTTGCAGCGCTGCCAAGCGGGGTGGTGTGTAGAGTTGGATCAAGCCACGAGTTAGTGATTTGAGGAGTTTGACCTGCTACTACTCTCATACATCTTTCATATGGTGGAAATGTATTATTGGGCCCTAAATTATTTGGCCCTAAATTTTCACTTCTTGGATTTCCAAAACAATCGGTATACCCAATTATTTGGGTATTTCTTTGAATATAAGTTGCAAGGTTTTGTTGTGGGATGGGCATAGTAGGATCACGATTTACATTGAATACCACGTTTGAACAATAATAATTTATGCCACCCGATGTGAAATATGAAACTTGCATATCAACAAACTGATTGTAAGACATTCCAGTAATAACTTGGAAATATTCTAAATCAGATGGAAAAAAATATTTAGAATCATTACCCTGTAGTGGAGCATTACCGCCTATTTGATAGGTTACAGAAAGATTTGGTTGATCTGTATTAATTGGATCAGCATAGTTTACTGTTATACCTGTGTTTGTATATGTACGACCCGAAATCACATTAGCTGCATTCAAATCCTTTGATAAATTTGGATTTTGGAATGTAAGTAAGGTTTGACCCGAAAGTGATGTAAAACATTGTTCATCAACCAACAAAGCTATTACGTTATCATAATGTTGTATTCCTTGGTTGAAATAAGGATTAAACGAAACACCTATTCTACTTATTCCGCCATTACCTGACCAACCTGATGGATGATCAAAATAATTTCCTTTAAGTGAAAACATATTAATAGTTTCCCAAGTTGGGAGACAATTAACGTAATAGTACCAATTTCGGATTGTATTATTACCATTTTCGGCTTTTGGTATCCTTTGTTCATAAGGCCAACCTCTAGGTTCAACTTCATCCCAACCCCAACCAGCCCACATATATTGAATTTTTTCAAACTCTATGAGGTCCCAATTATTGACATTATAAGGTTGTGTCCAATTTTCTGGTATATTTAAATCTGCGTTACAACTAATATCTTCAAACCCACCACCTCCAGAGATATCTTCCCCTGAACAATCACAAGCTTGACAATCAGGATAAGTTAACATAGGAATTTTAAGTTTTTTCAAATCAGGAAATCTTTTCCTTATTTCTGATGGTGTTGGTGGTTTTTTACATTTTACCCTGAATCCAATTTTTCTTGCCCAATTACAAAGTCTATAAACTAACTTGAGTACTGGTAAAATAACAAGTATAAAAAATTCTCTTAAAAAGGTGAGTAACAAGGATAGTACATGTAAAATAATAATTAAAACAAATAGTATGGGTGTTAAAATAGTCAGAAGTATGTTTACAACAAAATAAATGAAATCAAATTTATAATTCGCATCAGTAGCTGGAAACTTGTTGATAGTTCCTTCACAAGTTTCATCAGTAATATCCTTGATTGCCACAAACCTATTAACAAAAATTCCACTTTTAAAATTGTCAATCAAAGCGGCGGTTGTGTAAACTTTTTTGTATTTCAATTGATAAAAAGTGTCTTCACAATTTATCATCTCACTCATACGATTGATAAATTCGTTATTTGTGGGTGGAAAACCGTTAGTGTAACCGCTCCAATCTAAACCGAAATAATATGAACTTTGAAATTTTTTATATTCTGTCGAGTTAGTGTTAATATTATACGCAGGATCCGTTTGAGATTGATTCCAACCATATTCTTTAATGTTTGGAACCAAATAATATCCCCTTCTGATTTCTCGTTTTTCAAAAGTTGGTGGTTGATCATACTTAATCTTGAAACGGTACTTTCCAGATGTTGGGATACCTACATTAGGGTCTAAACTAATAATTTGTTCACCAAATTCGTTAGTCGTAACATAATCCATATTCATAGGAACATTGAATACAAATACACCATCAGTATCTATAACTTTTCCACCTGATGGGAGATTTGCTTGTTCTAAAATAGGATATCCATTTTTATCATTAAAAATTGTTTGACGAACTGCGATTATTTCACCTGGTCCACTTGTTAAGTTACATAGTTTACCAATTCCATTTTTCGGTCTACATCTTTTACTTAAACTCTGTTCATCAACATTGGTAAATAAAGACCCCATAAACAAAGCGGATGGAATGATCTTAACACCAGAATCGACCAAATTGAAATCTTGTCGTGTAATTCTTATTTGACAAGTCTCAGGATCCCCCCAAAATGGTTGTACCTGTATTGTTTTAATTTGGTTGACTATTTGAGGTAAAAACGCTAAGTTGTTAGATGCTGGGAATTTGTTACCATCAACTTCTTCAGGTAATGCAAGTCCTATATCAACTAAATCCTGAGTTGATAATGAAAAAGGACCAATGTCAGATAGATCACAATCCATCACTAACTGGTGTTCACCAAGTGGTACTCCCATAATCATAAAATCACCACTCGAATTTGTTTTTACGGTGAATTTATAGTATTTTTCGTAAATTTCAATCAATACTGGATTTGTAATAATATCTTGTTTGGATGGAAATGTTCCAGTTGGTGTATGACCCCCATGTTGTTTATCATAAGGTAACAAATTATATCTGTAACCATCCTCGTTAGTATCAGTTACCGTACGATATGGATATAAATTCGATATTATTTCATTTTGTACATCGACTTGATCTAATGGTACAAAAACACTGACTTTAACATTCGGAACACCAAACCCGTCATTTACAATTACCCTACCAGCAACAACCCCATAATCAGCACAAAAACGTGGATAAACATCTTCTTGTCTAATTTTTAATGATAAAATTTCTAATTGATCAAAATCTTGATCTAATTGAACATTGACCTGTTGATCTACCCCTACTTGAGTTCTGATTCTGTAACTATTGGACATAGAAATCCTTTTTTGAATAAATAGTAATAGTACTATTTTTCAAAATGTAGTTTACCCAAACAGAAACTAAATTGTTAGGTCAAAATAATTGATTGATAGTTTTTGGTTCTGACAGTAATATCCCTGTTTGGATATCTTACTTGATATATTTGACTTGGTTCCGCAAATATTGTGTTATCAACTAGTGATATTTTTTTCGTTTCCAAATTGGAGTACGGCATGGATGTTTGTGCGGATGAATATTGTCCACCAACTTTACCAATAACAGAAATATCATTAACACTCAATACACCGTTTTCATTTTGTATAATTCTGTAAAGTTCAGATAAAACAACATTCTGTCCCATGTTTCTGACCGCAGGACTAAAGAATGTTGTAATTTTATCGATAATATTCGTTATCACAACTCCTTGGTTCTGTGACGCATCCAAAACAACCGAGACATCTATTGCAATATCAATGACTTGAGCACTACCAACCGTTACATAATCATTGATCATTCTGTAATTTGAAAGATATTCCGCAATATTATTTTTTAAGGTTTGGGAAACTTCAGGAACTAATTGCCCGTCCTGATTGTATGATAATATATTAACGTTGATCTTGTTATTGTTTTCTGTGACCGAAACTTTTGCTGGAGCGCCAAATTGTGGTGGCATATTTCTCAAGACAGCCACATAGTCCTGAATAGTTACCGCTCTGTTTTGAGCGCTAAAATTATAGGTAACATAATTACGAACTTCCTCTGTTGAAGGATACCCAGCACCACCAATTGCAGCTACAGGGTTATTACAAACCAAGGAATTTACAACTTGAGTATTGATAATTTCAGACGGCCCATTGACAAAGAAATTTACAGAACCAATCTGATTAATTACATTAACGCCCAAATTTGTTCCAAGACCACCACCAATTCTATATTGAATAAATAATGTTGTGTTAGCTTGAGGGATAGAGCCTAGAGCTAATGAATTGTTTTGATACCTTTGAATTTTAAGTGGGACATCAAGAGCTGTAAATTCTCTTAATTGATCGTCAGCAGTATTAGTACCACCACCAAATGTTATTTTATAGAAACCCTCTGGTGTGTACTCAGTAATAAACCTTTGTTGTGTTTCTATGTAAACGCCAACTTTAATCGCAGGATCATCTGATGGTTTAGATGGGTCTTCTACAAAAATTCTACTTTCAGCAAGTGCTGGAACTTCATACCATCTACCTTGTAATCCCAAAAACTCTTGATCTGATGGTACATTTGAATATGCGGTACCAGGTTTTTGTATCATAGACGTTATACCTAATACATTCTTTTCAGGTAAAAAGAAACTGAAAAATGGCGTTACATCATTTGGTAATATGGTTCTTTTGAAAACTTTGGTAATTCCATTGACGACCGTTTCTCTTTTGGTTATTGTATAATTGATTAGGTTATTGTTAACATCAAAATTTGGAATTTTTAATCTATTAGGAACACCATCAACATTGAATGGTGATGCAAAGTTTACATCATAAACAGTTTCGAATATTTGTCCCGCACCTATTACTTGACTTCCTCTCCTAAGTGATCCCAAATATCTCTCATCTTCTTTATCTCCGAATACTGGTACTGTTATTGAAAAGTCAACCAAAGCCACTGAAGGTCTTTGTCCCGGTATTTTAAGTCCATAAGTCCTTGCAATATTGTAGATAGAAGATCTTTGTTGTGCAAATTGAAGTACGGTCTCTTGAATACTCCTATCAATATTATAATGAAGATTGTCCGCAACCGCGGCATTTAAATCCAAAAACACTGAAAATATTGCAGCGTCATTAAAATTATCAATTAACTCAGGATAGTATGTCCTAGTGTAATCGATGAGTTCTTGTCGAATTGTCACAAAATCCCTTGCCGTGTATGATATTTTTCTTTCAGCCATATTAGATATTAATAATTACAAAGTCCTTAGAATTAAATACATCATTAGAAATAGCATAATCAATTCTAACTTTTGCTGTATATTCGGACACATTTTGATTAGGAATTGTGAGTTCTGGATTTACAACATTACCAGCGGTGGTTACAGTCATACCAGCAGCCTCATCAGAAGCTGCTCGTATAATTATATTTGTAATCTGTAAATTAGGTAGAAATTGTTGGACTGAGTCACGAATTTCAGATTCAATCTCGGCAAATGTTGGTCCATCCATAGGTTGGAAAATGTATTCGTATAATCTTGTCCCAAAATTTGGAAGAAAATAACGACTACCTTTTCTTGTCAAAAGAAGATGAATAAGATTTGTTCGAATTTCTTCGGTTACGTATTCGGTTAACTCCAAATACTTACCTTCAATACTATCCACGAATGGAAAACTTATTCCATATGTCTTTCCTTGAGCCATGTAAATAAATATATCACCTTGAATTTTGTGATATATTTTTATGCACTACAGGTCAAACAATCTGGATCATCTAACGAACAAACTTTATTCAACATTTCTTCTGAAATATTTAGGTTATTGTTTTCAATTTTAATTTTTGGTGTGGTTGTCTGTTCCGTTTCCAATGAATTTAATTGAGACATATCAACACCTAAACCTTTAATTGCTGCGGCTTTAGCTTTGGTTCTCAAGTAATACATACCTGTTTTGAGACCTAATTTCCAACCATACATATGTGCTGAAGATAGTTTTGATGGTGTAACATCTTGCATAAACAAGTTGAGGGATTGTGACTGATCAATAAAAACAGCTCGATCACGTGCCATATCCAAAATTGTTTTACCTTTCATTTCCCAAACGGTTTTGTAAACTTCTCTGATGTCTGCAGGTATTTCTTCAATCTTTTGGACTGAGCCATTTCCATCAAATAACTTTAATCTAATTCTGTCGTTCCACATTCCAAGGTTAACTAAATCATCAACTAAATGTTTGTTGATAATTACAAACTCACCACTTAATACATTTCTTTTATAAAGATTTGTTGTGAACGGTTCAAAACATTCATTGTTCCCTAGAATTTGTGCGGTACTTGCGGTAGGCATTGGAGCTACTAACAAAGAGTTACGTAATCCGTAGTCTTTGATTGACTCTTTAAGTCCATACCAATCCCATAGACCTGATAGTTGATCAACATCCACACCCCAAAATTCAAACTGTAATTTACCCTGTGACGCTGGTGAACCATGATAAGAAGCGTAGGTACTATCTCTTTTTGCTAGATCATTGGATGCTGTAAGAGCTGCAAAGTAAATTGTCTCAAAAATCTCTTTATTCAATTTTTGTGCTTCTGGACTTTCAAATGGTATAGATAACATAGCAAAAGTATCTGCTAAACCTTGAACCCCAAGACCAATCGGACGGTGTCTCAAATTTGAATTTTTAGTTTCAGGTGTTGGATAATAATTAATATCAATAACTTTGTTCAAATTATTTGTCATTTGATATACAACCTCGTACAATTTTTTAAAATTGTAAGTTCTAAGTTTTTTATTTTTTTCTCGAACTTTCCCTGAAGGAATGTCAATAAATTTTGGTAGTGCTACAGATGCTAAATTACAAACCGCAATCTCATCTTTACTGGTAAATTGTACTATTTCGCAGCATAAATTTCCGCTCTTTATAGTTCCTAGATTTTTTTGATTGGATTTGTAGTTTACAGCGTCTTTGTATAACATATACGGAGTGCCTGTTTCAATTTGTGAATCCAAAATCTTCTCCCAAAGTTCTCGAGCTTTGATTGTTTTGATAGCCTTACCATCTCTTTCATATTTGGTATAGAGTTCGGTGAATTTTTTATCTTCAGGTGAGTCATAAGCATCAATCAAACCTGGCACTTCATCTGGAGAGAACAACGACCATAAACCATCGGACTCAACCCTTTCCATAAACAGATTTGGTGTCCACATTGCTAAAAACAAATCACGTGCCCTCATTTCTTCTTTTCCATGGTTTTTTCTCAAATCCAAAAAGTCAAATACATCAGCGTGCCAAGGTTCAAGATAGATAGCAATTGATCCTTTTCTCCTACCGCCCCCTTGGTCAACATAACGGGCGGTTTCATTAAAGACCTTTAACATCGGTACAATACCATTTGAACTTCCGTTTGTACCTTTGATATAAGAACCTTTAGCTCTAATTTTGTGGATGTTAACTCCAATACCCCCAGCATTTTGAGAGATTACCGCACAGTCTGACAGTGTTTTATAAATTCCAGGAATTGAGTCATCGTCAATATCTAACAAAAAACACGAACTTAGTTGTGGTCTTTTTGTCCCAGCATTAAAAAGTGTTGGTGTTGCGTGAGTAAACAATCCTTGTGATAACATATCGTAGGTCTTTTGAACCATTTCCAAATCGTCAAGCCAAATACCAACAGCAACTCGCATGTATAAATGTTGAGGAGTTTCTGCGACCTCACCAAACATTTTTAACAAGTAACTCTTCTCCAATGTTTTGAAACCGAAGTAATCAAAATTAAAATCACGATCGTGAACAACCATAGCGTCTAGTTCTTTTGCGTGTTCAGTAATTACTTTGTATACTTGATCTGAAATCATACCAGCTTTATCCCCTGTTTTAGGATTGATGTAGTGGTATAATTTGTCAACTGTGTTGGTGAATCTTTTATCAACCCTTTTGTACAACGAGGTGATCACAATACGTGCCGCAAGTGTTGAGTAGTCTGGGTGACTGGTCACCAGCGAGGCTGAGGTTTCAGCTGCTAATCTATCTAGTTCTTCGGTTGTGACCCCATCATACAAACCAGCAATTACTTTTTTGGATACTTCAAAATAGTCAACATAATCTTCGTTCAAACCATAGGTTTGCTTTTTAATTCTCGATGAAATTTTTTCAAACTTCACATATTCTCTAGTACCGTCTCTTTTTACAACTTCCATTATTTTCAATTTTAAAAAT